CTAAAGGGAGCTAATGGCTTTCTCAAAGTAAGCTACTGCTTCTTTTTCTTTGTCTCTTGATAGGTGGCTGTAGATGTCTAAGGTCATTGTAATATTGGCATGACCTAAGCGATATTGTAATTCTTTGTATGAGATACCAGCATTCAGCAATAAACTAGCGTGAGTATGGCGGAAAGCGTGAAAGGTAAAGCGAGGGATACCTGCTTCTTTACAACGGGTATCTAAAGCGCTTTGCCTAATTGCCAAATCAAAATATTCTCTTGTAGGGGTGGCAAAGACTACAGACGGAGCACGCGCCTCGGTCTCGAAAAATAGCTGGCGTTGCCTATTCTTGTATAGACGCAACATATTGACTGTTTTCTTGTCTATGCTAATAGTTCGATTGGCTGACTTGGTCTTAGCTGTACTAACCGCCTTTAAGCCTTTGTTATACGTTTTATTTACGGTGATTGTATTCTTATCAAGGTCTATGTCAGTCCATTCTAAGGCGCAGGCTTCACCGATCCGTAACCCCGTAGACAAGAGCAAATGATAGAGGACATACTCATAATACAAACCATAACGCTTGTACTGCTTCTTTTCTAGATTATCAAGAAAAGCTTTCAAGTCATCTGGAGCAATAAACTTTACCTTGTTATCAGCCTTCTTTTGTCTTCTAGGAAGTATAATATCTCTAGCTGGGTTATTAGTGACAAGCTGCAACAATATTCCTTGCTGAAAAATCCTCCTGATGATTGACCGTATTGTCACAAAGTTTTCAAAATATCTTGATAACTGATTGATAAAAACTTGTATGTCACTAGCCGTTATCTTGTCAAGTTGTCTGTTCCCAAAAACTGGGTAAATATGGGTTCTTAGATTGCTCAATGTTGCCTCATAGGTTTGTGGCTTAACGGTCAGCTTATAGCTTTCTAGCCATATATCAGCCAGCTCTTGAAAATTCTTGACCGTGACTGCCTTTTGAATGGTTGAACCATTCAGTTTAAAATCTATCTGGGCTTGTTGAGCTTTTGATTTAACCTCTTTTCTTGTCCGTCCTGTTACGCTGGTTTTTACTTTCTTACCTGTTACCTGGTCAACACCGAGATAAACACTAGCACGGTATACAGTTGTACCGTTTTTCTTTTTGACTTCTGTTATTCTCATGATATCCCTTTCTATCAGCAGGCAAGCCGTAAAAGTTTTAGATTGGGTTTATATCATGCTAAGAGCTACGAGAACACCCCTATTTTCGTTTGTTTTATGTAAGACGGTAAATTATACCAGAAAAGAAAACAAGCGCTTAAAATGCGTTTTATGAGGTTATTTGTCATTTAACCTTTTGAGATTTTCAAGGGCTTTTTGATTATTCCTGTAAAGAACCTCTAACTGTTCTTTAGCAATCCTATTAAGTTCTGTTAGTCGGTTGCTTTGTGATAGTCCTTGCTTAATCATTTCAGCGTTTAGCCCCTGAAGATTATTTAGCACTAATAACTGTTCAATTGATGCATTATCCCGTTGGTTCCCTTCTTTAGTTGGATAAGCTTTTTTATAATTTTTAGCAGTCATACCAAAAAGGGCAACATTTATGACATCCGCTTCTGAAGCATAAGCGTAAGAAATTTGTGACGGCTGGAGTGTGGGAACTATATTTTCTTTGATAGCATCAGTCTGTAATGTATAGTTTGCTTTGGTTAGGTATCTATTAACTTTCCACTCTATTTGTTCCTTGTGTGCTTCTTCTTGTTTTAAACGCTGATAATCTTGAATAATATAGAGCTTAAACTCTGGTGAAAGCCAAGAAGCAAATTCAAATGCAATATCAGAATGGGCAAAAGTTCCGCCATATCTTCCAGATTGAGAAGTTATACCTATGGCATTTGTGGATTTTATCCATTTTTGAGGGGAAAGTACAAAACCATTTAATCCCGCTTCACTTCTAAACTGGTCGAATTCGACTAGTTTAAAATTTTCATTATTTATTTTTTCCCAAGCACCAAGAAATTCAATAGTATTTCTGCTTCTCATCCAGTTTTTAATAATATCTGCTGGAGCGTCTGGGTTTCGGTACTTAGCTATATCTGTCAAACTGACATAGTCGGTATTGTTGGCAAGTAAGCTTATTTCCTTACCGTTTGCGTTTATTTTTACCATGATTAGCCTTTCTAAAATTGGTAGAGTAAGATTATGCTAGATAGATGGATTCCCTGAACCCCGAGAAATCACGCGCAAATCATGGAAAAACATGAATTTTTGAAGATTTCAAAAGCTAGGAAAGCCAGTGCTTACAAGTCTTTCAACAGTCTTTAGTTAAATTGTTTTATGTTGACAAAAGTTGACATTTCTATCTATTCAAAAAATAACTCTTTTAGCACCGTGGCGCGTCAATCATCTAAGCCCCATAATAATTTATAATCTTCTAAATTCTCGTCATTCTTCTTTGCTTCTTCAAGAGCTAACTTTTGAATTTCTTTAAATAGATGATCGAATTTTTTATAGAAATAATCATAAAAATTATTATTAAATTTTTTCTCCTCAAAAACAATGTAAAAATCACTACTCCTCTTTTGAAAAATAATATCTAACCAAAATAATATACTACTTGTTTTTAATGCTAGATTGTTAAGTATTTCGTAATCATCTTTAGGATTGTATTCTTGGAGTGATTCTATTATTGTATGTACAAATTCTTGTGAAGAAAGGGGCAAATTATTTTGTTTTGCGAATTCAATAAGTTTCTTATCATCAGTTTCGCGAGCTCTTATTGATCTATAAACACTTTCTTTTGAAACATTTTTTAATAGATAGTCATCCTCTTCAAAACGTTCTTCTAACATTCGTAAAAAATTTTGATAAATATCTCCATCAATAAAACGTAAATCTAGTTCTGATTTTTCAATATTTAGAAAATCAACCAATTTTGTAAGATTGCTATCAGTTGGCATTGAGCGACCTTTAACATATCCAGTTATAGTACTTTTTGGAATTTTTAAAGCATTATGTAAATCAATTTGTCGAACGCCTTTTTCTTTCATAATTCTATTAAGATTATTAGAAAAGTATTCTCTATTTTTGATGTCTTGAGGACTGTTTTTTGCCATTTTATAAAACTCCTTTTCTTAATTGTATCACAAATTCCAAGACAAAGTACGAAAATAATAATATTTTATACAAAATATATTGACAAAGTACGAAAATAATAGTACTATAAGTTCAAGAAAGTTTAGAAAGGACTTTATAATGAAAAAAATAACTTTGAAAGCTGCGCGTATTTCAGCGGGTTATACTCTTCGAGAAGTAGGAAAAAAAATAAATAGAAATTTTCAAACTATTGCAAAGTACGAAAAAGATAGCACAAAAATTCCTCTTGACTTGTTGCAGGAATTGACAGATCTTTATAATATCTCTATCGATTTTATTTTTTTAGGAAAAAGTACGAAAAAAAACGTACCTAATTAGTAAGGAGCGAACTGATGGAACTAGTCTACATGGACGGCAAAAAAGAGCCGTATACACTTTCAAGCATTATTGCAGAATGTGCAGAGGTAAAACATAGGCATTTGAAAATCTTACTGAATAAGCACCGAGCAGACTTTGAGAAGTTCGGAAAGGTGACATTTAAAATTTCACCTTCAGAGGCTGGGCAAAATGTACGTGACTATATTCTGAATGAGCAGCAGGCTACGTTGCTAATCACTTACTTACGTAACACCGAGCCAGTTAAAGAATTCAAAACAAACCTAGTCAAAGCATTCTTTGAAATGCGGGACGAGGTGGCGGCGTTTCGCTATCAGAGGGCTTTAGAAAAGCCTAAACGAAAAACCTTACACGACAGTATAGAGACATGGCTAGTTGCTCCTAAGCACGCTCACAGTACAATGAACAATCTTTTACTGAAAGGTGCTAGCGGTATGAATAAGCGCCAACTTATGGCAGCGCGTGGTGGCTATAATGGCATTGATAGCCTAACCAGTACCGAGCTAGCCAGATATCAAGACTTAGAAGATATGGCTATTGCTATGATTAAGCTAGGCATGACTTATCAGGAAATAAAATCCATGGTCTTTAGACCACAACAAGGAGGATAAAAAAATGTATCTATCAAACGAACAAGAAAAAGCTCATCTATACGCTATGATCGACCTTGCAGACAATGCTATTTTACAAGGTGATAAAAAACAAGCACTAACTAGCCTTTATTTTATCAAAACAGGGCTTGAAAATATTTTAAAAGATAACGATAACTCAAAAGCTGAATAAGCAGCAAGCGCTAGAATCGATTTTAAGCTGATTTTCGCCAATAAGATATAGCTAAAATCAACTTGAAATGTCTCAAGGGTATAATTATACCCCTAACCGTTTCAACTGCTCAAAACGCCTATTAGAGTGTTTAAAAACAGAATAAAACAAAAAGGCTTAACCAACCGACCAAGTAGGAAGCCTTTCACACAAATACTAAAACAATACAGCAGGCAAGCCGTAAGGGTTTTAGTAAAGATTTATAGCTAGATTATACCATATCTAGGACATTTTGACCATACGGAGGGCGCTAACCCTTAAAAAGGGCATAAATACAAGAAAATCCAAAAGAGGTAAAACACCATGACGAAAACAACAACTGTATTATTGAGCACTGAAAAACTAATCGACTTAGGCAGCGAACTAACTGACATCATGAACAGCTTAGAAATGAATAACTTAACTCTAGAAGCCTTAGAGATAACGCAAAAAGTGGATACAGCGACCTTTAACTGGATAGCTAAGAAATATATTGAGACTGCTTATGCACAAAACGAAAAACTTTGCCAAAGACTAGACAAAATTGCCTTTCTGCTATTAAACAATGACAAACCCAAGGAACTGGAGGCATTAAACAAATGAGCGAACTACTAGGCGCAATTTTAACGCTACTACTTTTCTTTCTTGCTGGTATTTGTACTCAACTGTTTAATGCTTGGGCGATTGCTTACAAGCGGAGGGGCTATATCACTAAAAAACAGCTAAGAAAAATTGAAAAATGGCTAGAGGTTATGGAGGCAGAACATGGCAGATAAAAAAGATTTTGACCTTGCAAATGAAAGAGCTAAGAACTTTGGTATTTGGCTAGAAGAAGCCTATCAGACTATGCTAGATTTTTCCCTAGAAGATAAATTTGACTGTTACAGTATTGAGGAACGAAACCAACTAGAACGAGTTTTAGAAACTTTAATGGATTTTTGCGATATGTGGGAAAGAGGGCAGATTATCCTAGCCAGCAAAGAAAGAGAGGCGATTGAATGAAGCTTCCAACTTTACCAGAGAATTATAAGCGCGTGCTTGCTCTTATTCCGCAGGGAGCAGAAAGGCCACGCGCAGGTAAAGAGATTGTTAAACTCACAGGGTTAGATATCCGAACCGTTCGAGGCATTATTCGCGGTTTAGTAATTAAGTATCATATCGCTATTTGTGGAAGCCGTGACCTAGCAGGCGGTTACTATATCCCAGCAAATGACAGCGAACGTCTGGCAGGTATCAGAGCACTAGATAGGCAGCGACAAGATGAGCAAAAGCGAATCAGTGCCCTCATGTATGCGGACTTGAACGAACAAGACAAATATTTGAAAGGCAGTTAGTATGGCATTATTTAGCTTAGATACAGGAACACAACTAAAGGCAGAAGCCCTAACCTTGCTTTCTAACTTTCTGCAGTCTTACACGCAGCCAAAGCCAAGACAGCTTGGACTAATGACAGCCCAACAGGTTAAGGAGGAATTAGGGATAAAATCCAAAACCTTGGCACGTTGGGAAAAAGCAGGCTTAAAACGATATCGCCCACCACTAGAAGACACTCGCAAAGTCTTTTATAAAGTAAGTGATATTCTGGTATTTTTGGGAGTAGATTAGGGGGAACAATGGCAAAAACAAAAGTTTATTTTTGGTTAAAAATTGATAAAAAGTTTTTTGATAATATCTTTATCAAGAGACTTAAAACTTTACCGGGTGGTTACACTATGACAGTTATATATATCAGACTTATGCTTGAAAGTCTTGATAGTGACTGCATTCTTTACTACGAAGGATACTTTGATAGTTTAAAAGCAGAATTAGCCTTAAAGCTAGATGTTTCAGAAGATGATATTGAAATGACTATGGCATATTTTACAAAATGCGGTTTAATTCAAATTGATGAGGATAAAAATGCAAAGCTGCCACAAGCTAAAGCCATGGTACAACAGGAAACGAACCAAGCCGCCTATATGCGGGAATACCGCAGAGAACAACGAGAAAAAAATAAAAGTCTTACAATGTTATCTGATAATCTTACCACGTTAACTACGTGTAAGACAGAGATAGATATAGATACAGAGAAAGAGATAGAGCAACAGCTAAAGCAAGAAAAAGCTGGTGAAGTTGAAGTTGGTAAAAATATTATCTTTGAAAAACTAAAAGAGGCTTTTGGTGAAATGTCTGTTAGTGGCACAATGGTGACGGAGGCTGAAGACTTGCTAGCTACTCACGGCCAGCCTTTGCTACTTTATGCTCTTGAACAAACCATATTGAACAACGGTAGGTCTATTAGATACACGCGCTCAATCCTTGAACGCTGGCAAGGTCAAGGATTAAAGACTATCGAGCAAGTCAAACAAAATCAAGCAGCTTACAAGGCTAAGAAACAGCCATTAGCACAACCAACACAGGACAACTTCCCTGATGTCCCGTTTTAGGAGGAGGTGAAAACATGGAGGAACAGTTCAAAGAGTATCAAAATAGAAAAATACTTGATAAGGTCTGCTCAATTCATAACGTGAACTATTGGCAAATATCAACACCTATTAGGGAAAGTGATGAACGTAAGTTGCAAGAGTTTTGCCCTGAATGTGTCAGAGAGAATATACAGCGCGAAGAACAAGAGTTAGCTAACGAAGCCACAAACCAACAAGTCTATCAAAAAACTTATCATGTCCTAATGCGTGATAGTGTAATCCCTGATGAGTTAAAAACAGCAACATTTGACAATTTCATAGTCGAGACACAAGAGGAGAAACAACTATTAGCCTTTGCTCAAAATCAGGTAAAGAAGTACCTAGAGGGTATGAATGGAAACACGCTGATTACAGGCTCTACAGGCGTTGGCAAAAGTCATCTAAGTGTTGCTATGGCTAAAGCTATCAACGAGGGCTACAAGGCTAAAAATGAGCCTAAAAGCGTGCTGTTTGTAACCTTTACGGATATTGTTAATAAAATTCAAGATGGTTGGACTTATGGCAAGAATGCAGCTTTTACTAAATCTGATGCCGTGGAACTCTTGAAAAAGCCTGACTACCTTATTATTGATGACCTAGGAGCGAAGAATGCAGTTATTAAACCTAAGAACGATTGGGAACAGGATTTATTATTTGATATACTTAATAATCGTGAGAATACAATTATCAATACCAATCTAAGCGGTGAGGAGCTAAAGACAGTTTACAACGAGCGTAACTATAGCCGTATTCTCAAAGGCTTAGAGGGGAATTCGTTCAGGATTTACAGTATCAAAGATAAGCGGTATTCAATTCGACAATTAAAGACTAAACAAGTTAAGAAATAACAAAGAGGCGCGTGCCTCTTTTATTGTTTAGCTAGACTTGAAAAGCAAGCGGGCTTTTGGTAAGGTATTGAATATAGGATCTAACAAGATAGCGCGTGATTGAACAAAGAACGAACAAAGAGAAAATAACTATTTGAGTCATGGATAACCCAAAGAACACGCGCAGAAAATAGCAAAAAAAGCCAGCTTGTGCTAGCTCCTTTTGGTAAATATTTGATAGTACTATTATACCACAGGAGATATTAAACATGCTGGAATTGTTTAGAGAGATTGACGAAAAAGCAACTTAAGCCAAGGCTAAAAAGATTTTACAGACTTATCGTCGTTTGTGTCGAATTGCTGGGAGTGAATACACTTTGCGGAGCGCCAGTACTTTTTCAGACCAACCACGTAGCAAGAACAATCAGCCAAACAAAGGACTTGAAACCTTTGTAGTAAAAAGGCTAGACGCAGAAAGGGAGAAAGCAGAGATAGACAATGCTATTAGTTTGCTTTCTAGTGATGTGTACAAAGAAATATTGATTAGAAGATTTTACAAAGCAAGACAGTGTAGCAATATCTGTATATACATGGAATTAGATTTGTCTGAGTCAGAATTTTATAGGGAGCAAAGCAAGGCATTATTAGAGTTTGCGGAATGGTATAAAGCCGGTGAATTGCTCGTCTTTAAACCTTACGTAACGGGTTGAAACAGTATTTATACAAACCAAGATACAGGGGCTATTTGCCCCCTATTTTTTTGAACGGGGTGGGGTTTATTCGGAATAAAAGAACGCTGCCCTCTTCCGTGCAAAAAATTCCCTTTTTGAAATTTTTGAATGCAAGAGGAAAAGAAAAAATCAATTTTAAAACACCCCCCGCACCCTTGCGAGAGCAAGAGAGCCGCGACAAGATATCATCTTACATCACGCGCCAATTTTTCAGATTTTCAAGGGGTGTCATGGAGCCAGATTTAGGAGGTGAGTTCGCTTGGTTAAAAATCCTTATTATCGGCAGAACAAAGGGCGTTTACCCAGCGACCCGCCGAACTACTTGGGAAAGGTAGCTAGCGAGGTTTGGCGCAAAATCGTTCCGTTTTTAGAACCTTGTTATCAATCTATAACCAAATGCTAAACTGTAATATTTTATATATGCTATCAGTTAAAAAACTTTTTCTTTCCGCTTGCTTTTATGCGCATAATGTGTATAATAGAAAATGTAAGGAGGTAACGTACACTATGCCACTTACAGGAAAAGAAATGGCAAAGCTAGCCGAGAAAAACGGTTGGGTAGAAATCCGACAGAACGGCAGCCATCACCATTTCAAACATGAAGATTTTGATTATATAGTGACTATCCCAATCCATGGAAACAAGGATTTAGGAAGAGGGCTAGAAAGCAAAATCCTGAAAGATTTGGGGCTGAAATAATCCCCCTTATCTTTCATTTTTTGGAGGTAACAGACTATGTTAAAATCATATCCAGCAATTTTTCATAAAGAGGAAGACGGTTCTTATTGGGTAGAATTTCCAGAGTTTGGAGGAGGCACACAAGGGGCAAATGTTGAAGAAGCCCTGAAAAATGCCCGTGAAATGCTTGAGAGTGTTTTAGCTGCTTACATAGACGAAGGATTAGATATGCCAAAGCCTAGCGACATCATGGCTTTAACCGTAAAAGATGGCTTTGTTAGCATGATACAAGCAGACCCTACCCCGTTTATTCGCAACAATAAAGCCGTTAGAAAGAATGTGACTGTCCCTGAATGGCTAGTAAGATTAGCGGATCGTGAAAAAGTAAATTATTCTGAAGTACTAACTCAAGCCCTAGAAACAAAGTTACAAGCCTAGACACAGCCAGCATGTGCAGCAACAGAAATGCGCGTGATAACATGGTATAATAATCTTATCAGCAAGGCTACAAGCAATTAAAAAGCGTAGCTATTCACTACGCTAGTTCTTGCCTGCTGAACTCATATTGTAAATGACCTGTAAAGGTCTTTTTTGTTCACCTTTTTGTGGACTTTTAAGGATTTTCTAACAACTTCTAATATTACATAATATTGATAAGACCCAGTAATATCAACGGTTAAGAGCTGTCAATGAGTTGTAAAACTATCTATTTCCTAGTTCTATAATTTTTGACATAGTTTTCTCCGTAATAATTCTAGCTACCATTATAACATAAAGTCATTTGTCTATCAGAAGTCTAGTATGAAAAGAGTTAGAATACCCGCTCCTTCGCAAAGTAACCGAATAGACAGACAAAGTAACCAATTAGGCAAAATCTCTTGTTTTCCCCTTTAAAATAATGTTTAATAGACTTAGAAATATGGGAAAGCAAGCAACAAACTAGGAAGACAACATAATCTGGAAAGAAGGGATGTTTATGAAAGTTCAAATGCATATTGACGAAAAATTTTCAGAAGAAAAGATCATTATTGAAGCACCTGTTTTGTCGGATTCCGTTCAACAACTACTAACATTTGCTCAACATATCGGTAAAAATAAAACCATTCGAGCAAAAAAAGAGGAGGAAATTTACCTACTAAATAGCACGGAGATACAACGCGTCTATACTGAAAATCGGCAAGTTTGGGCCGAAACAGCAACAGACGCTTATCTCTTAGGGCTTCCACTTTATCAAGTTTTGGAATTGCTTCCCACTGATTTTCTACAGATTTCCCAATCTGAAATCATTAACATCAAACATATCGATCATCTGAAATTGACTGGTAGTGGTCTGATTCAGATTGCAATGAAAAACGGTCAGATAACTTATTCATCTCGCCGTTATCTCAAAGTCATAAAGGAGAAATTACAGCTATGAAAAAAACATTATTCAGAGATGCTCTAGGAGGTACTGTAATCGGGCTACTCCTATCCACCATCTATTCTTACTTTTTTGCTCCTGTCTATCATCCACTTAATCCTTATTCAGCAGTTGGTCTTTGGATGGAACAGCACCATATTCATGAAGCTTTAGTTGTGCTCTATTGCGCAGTGATCTGGAGCTTTATTGGCTTGCTCTTTAGCCTAGGAAAAGAGCTTTTCAAAAAAGATTGGAGCATCCTCAAAGCAACTATCTGCCATTATGGTCTTATGATTCTAGGATTCATTCCTCTAGCTCTTCTAGCTGGCTGGTTCCCTAGCAAACTCATTTTTATCTTACAGCTGATTTTAGAATTTACTGTTGTATATCTCATCCTGTGGGCAATCTTGTTTTATCTAACCAAAAAGAAAATTGAACAAATCAACAATGGATTGAAGAAACAGAATCAATAGCAAAGAAACAACCACCAAGTGAATTCTTGGTGGTTGTTTTAGTTTATTCTACTATCATATCAATACAAAGCCCTACCTACTTTAATAGTAACTGAACAAAAAAACAGGAATTTATTTTAGGCATTTGCATAGTTGTATTTATCAGAGATGTTTTTTCATCTCAGCTATAGCTAGCATCACTTCCATTGGGGTCATATTATAAATATCCAACTGACGTAGTTCATCTAAAATAGGTGATTCAGTTGTTTCTGTGAATAAAGATATCTGCTCAGATACTTGATTTTCTTTACTATCATTAGCTCCTTTATTAGAGGGATTGAGAGATGGTTTCTCATTTGCTTGTTCTTCTAGTCTTGCTAATATCTGGTCGGCTCTCATCAACAAATCATCTGGTAAACCTGCAATTCTTGCGACATGAATCCCATAAGATTTATCTGCAGGACCAGCTTCAATCTTATGAAGGAAGGTCACTTTCCCATCTTTTTCTACAGTTGCTACATGAACATTTTCTAACTGTGTCAAGCTAGTTGACAAGTCTGTCAACTCATGATAGTGTGTAGCAAAAAGGGTCTTTGCTCCTGTTCGATTGTGGATATATTCAATAATCGCCTGAGCAAGAGCCATCCCATCATATGTTGCTGTTCCTCTTCCCAACTCATCAAAAAGAATAAGAGAGTGTTCAGTCGCTTGAGAAATAGCATGATTTGCTTCCATCATTTCTACCATAAAGGTTGATTGTCCAGATACCAAGTCATCTGCTGCACCAATTCGAGTGAAGATGGCATCAAAAATTGGTAATTGAGCACGTTCAGCTGAAACATAGGAACCCATTTGCGCCATGATAACAATAATCGCTAATTGACGCATATAGGTTGACTTCCCACTCATATTTGGACCTGTAATTAGCTGAAGATTGACATTCTCGTCCATTGAAATACTATTCGGAATATAAGTTTGTGCGCCCATAACCTTTTCTACAACTGCATGCCGTCCCTTATCGATTTCAATGGAAGGACGTTCAATAAATTCTGGGCGTACAAAGTGTTGCTTTTCAGCAACTGCTGCAAAACTCTGCAATACATCCACTGTTGCTAGAGTTTGTGCCAAGGATTGTAATCGTTTGATATATTTGCCAGCTTCTTCCCGAATACGTATAAAAATCTCATACTCTAAATTGGCCGATTTTTCACGCGCTTCCAACATTTCGCCTTCAATACGAGCCAATTCCTCTGTACCAAATCGTTCTGAATTTTTCAACGTTGCTTTTCGGAAAAAGTGGCTAGGTACGTGCTCCAACTGTGAATTAGTAACATGGAAATAATAACCATCTTTTTTATTGTAATCAATTTTTAGATTATTAATCCCACTAGCTGCTTTTTCTTTCGCTTCAATATCAGCAATCCAGCTCGTACCATCTCGCAGAACCACTCGATACTTATCTAAGGTTTCATCAAAACCAGTTTGAATGATATTCCCTTCCGTAATAACATTTGGAGCATCAGGATAAATTGCCGACTGAATCAAGTTTGCCAATTCTGGAATATCATCCAAGTTTTCAATCAACTGTCCCAAAACAGGATGATCGATTCCTTGTAAAATTCCCTTAATCTGAGGGACATTGCTCAATGTTGCCGCCAACTGCAATAAATCCTTCGGGTTTGTCTTCCCAAAAGAAACACGGCTTGCCAAGCGCTCAATATCATAAACCCCTTTGAGACTATCTGCCAAATCACTACGCTCAAAAAAATGATCTAAAAAGACTTGTACGACATCCTGTCGCTTAAGAATCCGTTCCTTATCAAGCAACGGATGCTGGATCCATCTTCTTAGAAGTCGCGTCCCCATAGCTGTCTTGGTCTCGTCCATCAACCAATAAAGACTGCCATGCTTCTTCCCCGTCCGTGCATTCTCTGTTAAATCTAGACTTGTCATAGTTGCATAGTCCATCTGTAAGAAATCTTTAATTTCATAATGATGAACTCGCTTTAAGTGACTAAGCTCACGCAGCTGCGTCTGGTGAACATATTCTAACAGTTTCCCAGCTACTTGATATTCTAGGCGAGACAAATCATCTCCTAATAGCTGAACATCTTCAAAAGCAGTTTCCACCTGTGATAATAACAAATTCATTTGATTTGCCAACACTTGGTGCTCTGCTTCAGGTAATTCATATCCCAATACCACTTCACGCGCTCGTAGATTTCGAATTTCCCCACAAACCATGTTAAAGTCACTGAGAGTTGTCACCTGAAATTCACCAGTTACCACATCCATATAAGCTAGCCCATAGAAATCTTCTAGCTTATCTAAAGCTACCAAGAAATTATTTTGACTATCTGGTTTTGAAGAATCAACGGCTGTCCCCGGTGTGATGACTTGTACCACCTCACGTTTGACTACACCAACTGCTTTTTTGGGATCTTCCACCTGCTCTGCAATCGCTACTTTATAGCCCGATTCAATTAAAACATCAATATATTGTTGCACCGAATGATAGGGAACTCCTGCCATCGGAATTGGCTTTTCCGAATTTTTATTACGGCTAGTCAGAGCAATTTCTAAAATCTGTGCTGCATTGATCGCATCTTCATAGAATAATTCATAAAAATCTCCCATGCGAAATAGCAAAAAAGCATCCGGATAATCTTTTTTTATATCTAAATACTGTTGCATTCCCGGAGATAGTTTTTCTTTTGTCAT